CTGTGGATTCTTCCCTCGTACATATGCTACGAGATCGTCCCATGAATCAGGCGTTGATAGTACGTTCTTGTTCGGAAGCTGCTTAATCATCGCCTGAATCTCATCCTTGTAGATGTCAAACTCCTCAGGGTATTTCTGACGAGCCTGATTCTCTGCTGAAGAGACTGTCCCGCTTAGTAGAGGTTGAATTCTGGCAGTGTATTGCTCTGCTGCCTTGTCAATCGACTGCTGCTGCATTTTCAGCATCAGCTCAACACCCTTTGCCGTGTCCTCAGCAAAGGCATCAGCCACTTCTTGTGCCGTAACTAGAGGCACAACAACGACAGGTTCCGGTGCTATAGGTGCTACCCCACGATCACCTAGTGACTGAGCAGTCAAAAGCGCCTGCTGTCGTCCCTGCTCACTCAACTGAAGCACTCGCTCTAGCTCTTTGATCTTCGCTAGCGCTTCTGAAGCAGATTTCCCCTTCAGTTCCGTTGGAACATCGTCTCCTTCGAGTGTGAGCTTAGTCAAGTCAGGCTTTAGAACGTTAGCTTCAGCGTCCTTTAGCTGCTTTTCCATCTCATCGAAGGTTACTCCCCCTGTCCCGCTAGATGCGGGCGTGTCTACTGCCGGCCCCGTCATGTGTTTCTCCTTGGTCAGTCAGCTCATGCTGCTTCAACTCATTGGAGACTCTCTCAATGAGGTCCTGCAACTGCATAATGTTATCCTTACGTGCCTTGACCGCCCCCTGGAGACGGTATAGCTCTACCTGGTCCGTTGCCGCTTCCAAGAGCCGCTGGTCCCGGGACAGCTTGTCGCTGTAGGACTGAGAGAGGAGTTGGTAAGCCTTGCTGTCCCGCAGGAGCACCAATTCGTCCTTGAGTGTCTGCGCCTTGATTAGGTCCTCCGCCAGCTGCCGATCCCCCATTGAGATACTTCTCCAGTTCTGGCAAGTATTCTTCAGGATTACGGATGTTGTAGTCATGGAGGAGATCAGTAAAGAGCTTCCGCGCTGCTCGAGCAGTCTCCTTGATAATCTCAACCCCAGCTTCATTGCCTTGAGTTTGCAACTGAACTGCGATACTCATCGCTTCAAGCAACTTCTCATAGTAGCCCATCATCACTTGAATGAGCTGGAGCTGTACAGACTGCAGTGCAGCCTTATTTCCTGATGCGTCAGTAGCAGTGAGGTCTATTCCTACTGTTCCATACACACTAGTTTGAGTAATTACATCGAAGAACTCTTTTACATCATGAGCAACGGTGTCATCTCCCAGCACCATCTCGTCTAGACCCTCAAGACCATACTGCATCCAAATCGAGAAACAATTCAGGAACATCTCTCCAAAGCCATCACGGAAGTTTTCAAGTACTTCCTCGACGCGCTTGGTTCCTTCCTGAATTAATGCGAGAGTACTAGTAGCAGTAGCACGACTCCCAATGATAGGAGATTCCCTACCAGTGAGATAATCGCTAACGCCCGTCCGTTTCTCAACGAGGCCAAAGAGGTTCTGCCGCTCATTAAGCGTAGATGGGTAGATATCCCCAGAAGCGAAAGGAATAAAGTCGCTACGAGGATCATCAACAAAGAAGCAGCGCCCGGCATATAGTCTCGGAACCTCCTCAATGTCTGAATCCTTCTTGACAATGAACATTCTAATATTAGCAATGTAGGCATTGTCCTCTGCCATCTGTTCCCACTTCGTAATCGCTTGCTGAAATGGGAATACCATCTCGCAAAGCCCTATTCCTAGCAACGACTCATTAGTAGTCGTATAAGGAATGATAACATAGGGCTTCTTCTGATTGAAATACCAGTTGTAACGAAGCTGGAGGATGGTTCGGCTCTTCGGCTCATACGTACAGACGATAGATTCTGGCAAATCGTTACCGTCTATATCATAGTCACACCAAATCTCGTATATGACGAGATTATCGAGGTCACTATCTACATTTCCTATCCCAACAGGCTGGTGTTGTGCCGCTATTGCTCGTGCCTCCTCCAACGGAGTGCGTTCATTAGTCGTTTGATCCTTAATCTTGTCTACATCTTGTAATTTACCTGATGCTTCAGCGATCTTTAGCTTCCAATAGTTCGTTCTAATACGTTCTGCGACAATTGGACAGTCCTGAAGAAACTGAAAGCCTGGTGAGAATAGCAGATCACCAATAGAAAGACCTAGAATCCGAGGTCCTGCGTACCGAACCTCCTTTCTATCGATGACTTTGTAGTTATCTTTTGGATCATACGTCTTGATATTGTATACTTCTCGATCATATACTGTCTTAAACGCCATCGTACCAAGCTTTGTACACTCCAAAATCCGTGGTGAGGAGGTTTGTCGTAACTTTGCAACATGCTTCAACCAATAGTTGAAGAACTTCTGCACTGAAGGCATGTACTTTACTACATCCTTACGTAGCGCCTTTAGTGTTACCGGCGGGTCCTGCTTGAAGATACCAGTATCTAGCCTTGCGTGGATAGGATCTACTGCCATCGCAATGACTGGAACAACGATGTTACTCGCTCCCTCAAACGGTGTGCGCTTATAAGCTTCAGGATAAGCTCGATAAGCGATCTCATAGTCAGCCCACACGTCTTGTTTCTTGCTCTGTTCACTCTGAAGATTACGTAGATTCTGATCTAGCCATATGAGAAACTCTTGTTTCTTCTCTTCGCTTATGGCGATCATAGTCTTCGGGAATGGTTGAGGCGCAAGAGGCCGTCCATCTATCTTCTCATTTCCTGCTTCGTCTAGTGCAACAACTCCACCAGGAGCAGCAGCACCGCCACTAATGAATCTGAACTCACCAATACCAGGAGTTGTCATGCTGCATTCCTGTCAGAGTTCACAAAGGTCTGACCTGTCTCACGATTCAGCTTGTCTGCTACCCAACGAGCCTCTCGGCGGCTCAGTGCCTGTAACGAACCCTTGATGTAGGGAATATTGTTGCAGTACACCTCATATCCTCGAATCACGTCGTTGTGTCTCTTACAGACAACGTGAAATGCTCCAGTCTTCTTTAGAGTTGTCATCGACTAGCCTCGTTGCGCGTGGTACGCGCTGGTGTGTCGGGCAGGGATCGTGGCATGCGTGCCTGCGGGTCTGGCCGGAAGTGGTGCCCGATGGGGTTCCGTGAGTCGGAGTGGCTCCGTGAGCGGCGGCGATGCATGTGGTGGCCTGGTCGCTTCGAGTGACATCTGAAGCACAGGAACTCTCCATTGTCAGGATTAAGTGCCTGGTCTGGATCATCCACTACACGCACTTTGTGATGTGCATGCAGTCCTGGCTCAGCACAGTCCTCACACGCGCCACCAGCACACTCACGAATAAGCTCGCGCCATGCATAGTATTCTTGTGTCTGACCCAGCAGCACGCGAAGCTTTGTCCACAACTCTAGGAACTGCTTCCGCTTAATGTTACCCTTCTTCCGCTGCGAAAGCAGCCCGCGCATCGCTGCGATAACTACTGACGCGGGACGGGTAGAGTTATTCATTATCGAATACCTGCATGGGCGCCGCGAGGCACATCGCTGAGCACGAAGTTGTCGTGCCAGCCCTCCTCCGGCAACTCATCAGGATGAATCGCATAGCGTGGATCGCCTGGTCGCTGATAGCCGATGGCCTGCTGAAGTATCCTTGCAAAGTTGTCAGGATGACCAATTCCTGCGTTGCGAGCCTGCTCAATCTGTAGGCGCAGCAGTTGTTTCTCACTCTCCTTGTACTTTAGCCACCGGCTCGGAGAAGTAACGCCTCTCCACATCTGCATCGAAAGGGCCAGCGCATCAGCGGTGTCGTCGTGCTCTCCGAGGGGATAGTCCGCCAGCTCATTGCGCAGAGTGTGTTGGATCGGAGAGATATACAGATGGCCCGTAGCCGCCACTGGCTGTAAGCCTCTGATATGCTGCTTATGTCGCCCTCCGGGCTTAAGGGGCTGGACATTGAAGTATTCACCCCTCCTGTTCGCCTCTGCCCTAAGGAAGTGCTTCAGCACTTTCTGATACGACACGTCCTCAATTCCGAACACTCTCGGTCTGTAGCGTTGGCGCAGCGTGAACAGGTATTCGATCACATCTATCGGACTACATCGCTTTGCCCACACATCAAGGACAATCACGTCCCCATCTTTAGTGGTCCCCACAGTGACGATCGCGTTCCTATCGTCCTTCAACTTCTCCGCTGAAGCAGGATCGACTGCTACGCAGATATCTAACGACTCCACTGTGTGGACCTTATAGTCTTCACCGTCAGGCCCAACAAGCACCACCTTCGTATAGTCATCTGCCCAGCGCCAGAATCTCAAGTCTTGTACGTTAATATCCTGGACGTTGGTATTTCTCGGATTGTTCATCATCAGGCACGAGAACATGTACTCACCCATGTCCTTACGCTGCTGCGCGAGCGTCTCTAGCGAGAATCGCTCAGGCCAAATCGGCAGGTCGTCTTCTATCGCACCTCTGATGAACAGCGCCATCTTGCCTTTATACAGCCGCATAAAGTGTCGGTAAATATCTGCAAATGCCCAGCGAGTACCCACAAGATCAAACACATCCTCATTTGGATTGACCATGAGGGTGAGGACCTTCTGAATACGATTAATCGCATCTGCCATCACCAGCTCTGACTTCACCGCCTCCTCAGAGATCGGATCGTCGATAGTGATGTCAGTGAAGTGCCGCGAGGTCACTGCTCCGGTCATGCCCATAGTGTCGATCGTAGGCTCAGGACCGATCCATATCCGCTCAAACTTCAGCTCTTGATTCGACCACCCTCCCCCTCTAAAATTCTTCGGGATAATATGAGAGTATAGAGCTCGAAAGATCTTATTACTCTCAGCGTGCTGCTTGATCGCTCCCATAAAGCGTTCCGCGTTGGTGCTTGTCTCATTGATAATGAGGATGCGCTTATTGGGATTCTTCACCACTTTCTGCATGTTCCTGCCGATTGTGCAGATCGTGGTCTTCAGATGATCTCGCGGTAGCTCAATGTGCTTGAATCTGGCAGGATTCCTATCGAGGAATGTGCAGAGTGCTCCATGTGTGTGAGGAGTAAGGTCGCGGTAGCGAAGCACTGCTGTACAGAACAAGTATAGATCATTGCCTGCGGCTGTCGCCAAATCTTGTCTCAGATCTGACGACAGCCCAGCAATGGTCTCGTCAAGCAGCGGAATGTCCTGCTCAACGTTGCTCACACTTAGCCAGCGTCTGGAATGGTCGACTTCAGATCATCCAGCGTGGACTGCATCGAATCGAGCAGAGCCTGACGTTCAGCATCAGTTCCGCCCTGAGCAATCTGAGACTGAAGCTCCGTGACATGAGCCTCTAGCGACGCGATAGCTGCGTCACGTGCTGCGATCAGATCGGCAACCTGCTGCTGCTCTGCATCCAGTGCAGTCTGGAGCTCATTCACCTTCGTCTGCAGTTCTGCAATTGTGGGAGGCATGCTCTACTCCTTGGGGGTTGACTGTGCGTTTGAGCTGCTTAGTGATTGAATCAACTTGTATGACGAGTTCTGCTAACTGTTGGTCAGTACTCTGACCTCTACGGATTAAGTCAAGCTTCTTATCGATCGTGTCTAGCTTCATGTTCGTCCTGCGCGAGTGAGCTAGTAGCCGCTGGATGTTGGCTCCGAGCTCGTAAGCGCTTCGGTCATCCATTGGCTACCCTTTCCGCTTTGTCTTTCCTGCTTTCCGCAACGAGATCGCAACTGCCTGCTTCTGTTTGTAGCCGTCTTTCTTCAACTGCTTGATATTTCGTCCTACTGTCTTGTTTGAGCTACCTTTGTACAAAGGCATGAGACGTGCTCCTTACTGAACTTTGACGTGACCTCTACCAAAGACGAACATCAGTGCTACGAGGAGGATA